CTCGGGTTTTTCCTTCCGGAATTCTCCACTAACGATATAGTGGCAAGGAGCCGGAGCTCTGCATGACTGGATTGACACCAGTCTTATCAACAAAGGGTTTTCCCCTTACATCGGTCCTAAGACCGCATAGTGCACACAAGTGCAAGTGCCCCCACGGGGGTAAGGAACACGTCGATGTGTTCTACTTCAACAACACAGTTGGAGCCAGGTCATTCCTGGAGGGTAGAAAACTACCCGAAATAGAAATATGCTGGAACTCTACCAGCCTGTTTGAGGATAAACTTCCTCGCGACCTCACAGGTCGAAAAGACAGGTCCCTATTTGAGGACCTTGACACCGTAGGTGAGGCGGTGTCTGTTTTATTCAAGGGAACCTACTGGTTCCATCGTGTCACTAAGGGTGACTTTAAGGTCCTACGGGACACATACAAGCTCCTCCATGGAGGAGAATTGGTTTCGAACCAAATGAGACAGTGGTCAACACTGAAGCTTTCCCCCAAGGGGGTTAATCACCTGAGGAACATCCTCAGTACAATAGATGGTTTGGCCATCCAAATTCTTCTGGCTTTCCCAGATTCACCCAAGATACAATCTTGGTCATATTTTGACAACATGATAAGTTGTCTGTACAAGCACTTGTTGTGCGATTGGGTCGACAAACACTCGTCGACATACATCTCATACTATGAGAAGATAAAGTCCATACGTGGACAGATCAAAGAGATTGCATTCTCTGAAAACAGACCTCTAAGTGAGGTTAATGTCCCAAGGGACATGACGTTTCTACGTCTCCCTCTCTCGTTATTGAGAGATAAATCCATCCGGAATATGTTCCGGGTCTCGCTCCTCATTCAAACGAGGGCATGTGGCACACCGCCACCGCATGTATTCATGCGAACTTACGAAAAGTTCAAAGCGACTCTGACGAGTCCGGCATCTCCGCCACCTACCCAGGTTGCAGCCGAGATTGCCATAGCCACCAAGGTGGTATATGAGCGTATGGCTCAGACTCCCCTAAGGGACAAGCACTTTCTGGGAATTGTGCGATCCTCTATGTCGAGGATGAAAGTGTCACTAAGTGACTCAGCCGAATTAAATTTCGGGAAGAAGGAAGGCGGTAAATATGAAGCCTTCAGAAATATTGTCCAACAAATGGGACATGAAGTACCAGAAATTGATCTGGAAAATGGATCTCCCACGGGAGAGATGATCAGGACTAGTCCTGAGAACATAGGAACCGCAGTGTTCCATTACTGTTTCGCCAAGGCGATAAAAGGTGAGGTTAATGACCTCATGACTGTCAGGGCCGAAGGGGTCCTGGAACCGGGCAAAGTCCGGATGATAACTGTGAGTGAAATCTCACATGCGGTGCTACTGCACCCGATATCACATCTACTATTAGATGTATTGGCAATTGTGCCAAGCTCCACTACAGGAGTAAAAGCGGCGAACCACGCCTTTGAGTTCTACAAAAGACTCAGTCATAAGAACCCCACGGGGTCGTTCATCATGGACGAAAAGTCCATATGGGTCCTAAGTTCGGACCTTGAGACGGCGACAGATTTCGCCAACCCGTACATCGTACGGATAATTCTTAACGTTTTCCTTGGAAAACACTGCTTAGGGATACCCTCCCTTTACAAGATCTTGATCTTGAAACTACTCACCGATACACGGACGGTGTATTCAGAGATTCGCAAGGAATCGTTTCAAACCACACGTGGTTGTTTAATGGGTGATCCGGTCACCAAATTTGTGATGCATATGCTGCATCTTGTGGGTAAAGAAATTACCCTAATGGCTCTTAATTAGAGCGTAGTCCAAGGACTGAGGGTCGTGCGCCACGGCCACCTCATGGGGCAAGTCAGTCTCCATGTGAAGAACCCTTACCGACAGGTAGCAGTCGCGACTTTTTTGATAAACCCTCGGGTTTTTCCTTCCGGAATTCTCCACTAACGATATAGTGGCAAGGAGCCGGAGCTCTGCATGACTGGATTGACACCAGTCTTATCAACAAAGGGTTTTCCCCTTACATCGGTCCTAAGAC